TACTCCAAGAAATATTGGTTTAGATATGGCGACCGAAGAATGGATTGTTATGACAGGGGAAGACAACTACTATGTTCCAACATTTGTTGAAGAGTTTTTAATTGCATCAAAGAAACCAGAGACACAATTTATTTATTGTGATATGTTACATAATCTGGTTAGCAATGTATATCAACCTATTAAAACAAAATTACAATTAGGTTATATCGACATTGGATGTGCGGCATATATGAATAGATTAATTAGGGGTTTAAGATTGGACCCAACTTATCCTGAGTCAGATCACACATTCATTCAAAAATACCTTATTAGTTTAACAGAATTTTTCATGCCAATAACCAAGATTGATAAAGTATTATACGTACATAACTAATGTCATCAGTAGAGATAACCCCAACCAAGAGACAATCACAAGCGTGGAAGTACTTAACTGACGACCACACTAACATTGTGTTATTCGGTGGATCTGCTGGTGGAGGAAAGAGTTGGTTAGGTTGTTTATGGATTATTAATATGTGCATTCAATATCCAGGCGTTAGATGTTTGATAGGACGTACAGTATTACAACAGTTAAAACTAACCACACTTAATACGTTATTCGGATTGCTTAATCAAATGACATTTAAAGCAGGTGAACATTATACATTCAATGGTCAATCAAACGTGGTGACATTCTATAACGGATCGGAGATTATATTAAAAGATTTAGCATATCATCCATCAGACCCAAACTTTGATAACCTAGGTTCATTGGAGATAACAGCGGCGTTTATAGATGAAGCAGCGCAGATCACATCACTAGCATTCAACATTATAAAATCACGTTTAAGATATAAACTCAATGAGTATAACTTTATTCCAAAAGTATTGATGACCTGTAACCCATCAAACAACTGGCTTAAGAAAGAGTTTTACTTACCATTTATACAGGAAACATTAGAAGATAACAAAGTATTCATCCCAAGTTTACCATTAGATAATCCGTACCTGCCGCCATCCTACATTGAGATGCTTAAGTCATTACCACCTCAACAACGTAAAAGATTGTTGGAAGGTGACTGGGATTACCTAGATGAAGCAGATGCATTATTCTCATTTGATGATATATCCAATTCAGTATTCAAATTTGTTCCACAAGAAACAGATAAGAAGTATATGTCAGTTGACGTAGCAAGGTTTGGAGCAGATAGATCCGTAGTGATGATTTGGAGTGGCATGGTTGTCCTAGAAGTGTTTGTCTTTACCAAACTATCAACCACAGAATTATCGGCTGAAATTAAGGAGTTAATTGCGAAGTACGGAATACATCCTACGAACGTTATCGTAGATAGTGATGGGGTAGGTGGTGGAGTTGCGGATCAGATCCGTGGAACCAACTTTGTGAATAACAGTTCAGCATTACACAACCAGAACTTTAGCAACCTTAAATCGCAATGTTATGTTAAGTTGTCTGAATTATTCAAAGAGAATAAGATTAGTTTGAATATACTAAACCCATCAGTTGTTGATGACTTGACACAAGAGTTATTAGCCATTAAATTAAAGGATGTGGATAAAGATAATAAAGTGGCAGTAATGTCAAAGGATGATATGAAAAGAATACTGGGTAAATCCCCTGACTTATCAGATGCTCTAATGATGAGAATGTACTTTGAAATAAAAAATATGAAAGCGACAGGAAGATATTCCATTGCATTCATTTAAAAAATATACATATATATGCTTAGATTTAAAATAGATGGAGAACCATACATTGTTAACAACGTAATCACGATAGAACAATACGCAAAGATTTATAAGATTAAGGACTTCTTCACACAAGATTACTTTGCAGCAAAACTAATTAGCACAGTAAGTACTTGTCCATTAGAGGATTTATTAGATTGTCCATTTGAAGAGATTGTATATATATCCAATTATATAACAGATAAACTACCCAAGAATGATGACATTGTATTCAAAGATAAATTTGAATTAAACGGTGTTGAATATGGTTTCTTTCCTAACTGGAGAGACCTAACCTTTGCTGAGTTTATTGATATGGATACGTTATCAACAAAAAAGGTTGATGAATTATTGGATGTATTACATATTCTAGCGGCAATTATGTACCGACCAATCACCAACAAAATTTCCGAACATAACTTTGAGATAGAGAAATATGATTTAACAACGCTACCAAAACGAGCCGAATACTTCAAAAAGAATTTAGATGTGTCATATGTAATAGGTGCACAGTTTTTTTTTATCAAGTACGCAAAGAAATATTCAACCTATACCCCTCCATCTTTGGTGAGCAAGATGAACTTATGGACCCAGATAAAACTAATATGGATGATGTGGAGGATGATTTTCAAACTAACTTCCAAAAATCGTTCGGGTGGTTTCTTGTCGTCAACAAAATTGCTGACAACGATTTTACTAAACACGAATACATCTACCAAAAAAACATCACGGAAGTTCTAAATCAACTGTCATATCTCATATCGTGGGAACAAGAACAGATTAAAGAACAGAAGAAATTGCTAGGTCAGGTATAATTTCAAGTTACATTTCGGATTATTTTATATTTAATAATAGAATGGTTAACACAAGTTCAATTAATTACAAACAGATAGTAGCGGATTTAAGTTCAATCGCTTATCACCACCAACAGATTAAATCTTTTGGGTTTGGTGATCTTGCACAATGTACAAACGATATTGTAACCAAACAGGAACCAGAATATCAAAGAATGTATGTTGTTCCTGGGGATGTAAAATTAGACGAAAATTATCTTAATTATCGCTTCTCTATCATCATAATGGATAGAGTTGATGATGACCAGTCAAATCAGGCGGAAGTAATGTCTGATACATTGAGAACAATAATGGATGTTTGGACCGTTCTATTACAATCATATACCGCACAACAAGGTGACTTTAGTTGGTATTTGGTTGTAAATGAGAACCCAGATGTTATACCATTCTTAGAAAGATTTGAAACCATTCTAGGTGGGTGGACATTAAACGTATCATTTCAAGTTGCGTTTGATTATAATAGTTGCACACCACCAGTTACAGGGAACTTCCAATTCCCAGAAGACCAACAATACAACAGTTACAAATATATATTGGATGAGTTTCAAGAATTTGCAAACTTACACCAACAGGTTAATTCATATGGATTTGGAGATATAGAGCAATTAACAAACGACATAATAACAAAACAAGAGCCAGAATATCCGCGTATGTATGTTCTACCTGATATCACTTTGATACAACGTAGTCATATACATTTAGGATGGAGAGTATTCTTTGTTGATAAGTTAAACAATGACATTTCAAATTTTACAGATGTATTATCTGATCAATTAGAAATTGTTAAGGACTTTTTTGCAAAGTTATATCTATCGGATTTTGATGCAGGTGTGGAAGCAAATGTTATACCATTCTATGAGAAGACAGAAACAATCTTATCAGGATGGATAATTGAGTTTCACTTTATTCAAAAGTATGATTATGATAGATGTGTACTTCCAGTGTTACCATTTACGACAGGACTTACCTGGGCTCAAGTTTCTGAATTATGGAAAAATGTTTCCAGTGATTGGAAAAACGTATAAAACAAAAATATTAAAAATGCTATGGGTCAATTAACAAATCTCTATGTATCACAATCCTATCAGGGTCTATTAAAGATGACTGATAGTACTAATGGTTTAACTAACACACTACAAACTGTTCAAACAGGTGATGGGGATAATTCTCCATTGCAAATGAGTTTAACTCAGGTAAACATCTCTGGTTCATTAACCGTTAATGGTGCACCTATTTCAATTGATACAGGTTCATTTGCAACCACAGGTAGTAATACATTTATCGGTAATCAAACAATAACAGGTTCATTATTCTCAACAGATATTATTGGTACAGGAAGTTTATTCTTAAAACCAAATCAATCTGATGCAAGATATGTAGAAATATATAATACATCACCATTAGATACACACATCACAGCAAGTGGTGGTCAAATATTCTTAGGTGACGATGTAACATATGTCAAGGTTGACAATTACGGTTCGGTTAAACGTATTGATATCGTAGCAGACAATGGTATAAACTTTTCAGGTTCATTTAGTGTAACAGGTTCAATAGATGTAACAGGACAATATCTTGTTAATGGTGTTGCGTTTAGTGGTGGAACCAGTGGTACGTCAGGTACATCTGGTACATCAGGTACGAGTGGAGATAGTGGTTCTTCAGGGACTAGTGGAACATCTGGTAGTTCAGGAACCTCAGGGTCTAGTGGAACGTCAGGGTCTTCTGGTTCTTCAGGAACAAGTGGAACCTCAGGATCTAATGGGTCAAGTGGTACGAGTGGTCAGGCGGGTTCATCAGGAACGTCAGGTACAAGTGGAGCGACAGGAAGTTCAGGAACATCTGGTACAAGCGGGTCGGATGGCTCATCAGGTACTAGTGGTACTTCAGGAAGCAATGGTTCAAGTGGAACTTCTGGTTCTAGTGGTTCTAGTGGTACGAGTGGATTATCAAGTTCATTCTTCAACTATAAAGCAAAAGACAATATCCAAAGTGGTGACCCTGGTTCAGGACATATCATTTGGGATAACGTAGTACAATCAGGTGCAACATCAATTAATGTAAGTGAGATAGACCAATTAGGAAATAACGTGGATATATTTTTATCCAACATAACCTCAGGTTCAACTATATCTTTACAAGACCAATCAAATCATACGAATTATCAAGAGTGGACAATAGGTACAGGAGTTGATAATGGAACATATTGGACATTCCCTGTTACTTTACAAACAGCAACATTTTCGTTTCCAAATAACCATGATATGTTGTTTATTCTTATTACATCACCATCAGGTACATCTGGCACATCTGGAAGTAGCGGTACATCTGGTACAAGTGGTGATAGTGGTAGTTCAGGAACGTCAGGAACATCTGGTCAAGCAGGTTCATCAGGTACAAGTGGAACATCTGGTACTTCAGGAACAAGTGGTGTGGTAGATTATACAGGACTTATAACAACAGGTTCAATTACATCAACACAAGTAATTACAGGTAGTTTAAATTTACCTGATGTTATTATATCTGGTAGTTTAATTGGTGGTGTTGTTAATAATGGTTTAATTGATATATTCTCTGAAGCATTTAATAGTGGTTCAGTTAAAATGAATATATCAGCATCCGCACCTATATCACAATCTAACATTATATTCGGTGGATTAACAGGTCCTGCAGCGGCAGGGCAAACAGGTTCAATTGTAATATCAGGTTCAAACAATATTTTACTTGGAGGTACAAGAGCAAACACATTAGTAACAGCAGGAACATACGGATATATCGGTGGTAATAGTAATATTGGTTCAACAATACCAGTGATAGGAACGGGGTCATTATTACGACCAACCATATCCAATAATGCTTTACAGGGAGCAATATTATTACAATTTACATCAAGCTCATTAGCAGCACCAAATGTTAACAGTAACTTGATATATGGAAGTACACAAATACTTCATCAAAGTGGTAGTGTTGGTTTCAGTTTTAACTATGTTGGGGGTCAAGGTTTTACTTCAAACGCAAATACAACAACATTAGGATTAAACCCAAGTATCGTATATAATATTTTTGCAGGAGTTTCCTTTCCTCATGTTACTTTAAATCATAATAGTTCATCAATAACTTATCAAGGTAATGTTGGTGGTGGTATGACGGTTACTAATAACTATTCATCATCAGTTTCAACAGCAGTAAATAACGCAACGGTTACAGGAAATATACTTGGTGGACAATCAAATACTTTAGTGATAAGTGGTTCTAATACATCAAATAGAAGAACATTTGATAGTAACGTAGTAATAGGTAGAAGTAATATAATTAACTCTCAACAAAGTGGTTCATCAGCAGGACACTTAGTTTCAACAGCGGTATTGGGTGATAATTTAATTGTATCAGCATCACATACATCAACAACATCTGGTGGTACAGTTATAGTAGGTAGGTTCAACGCAACAGGTTCATTACAAGAAAGTTCACAAGAAGCTGTGTTTGTTGTTGGAACAGGTACAAACGCAAGTTCAAGAAGAAACGCAATACACGTTGATAGTGGAAACAATACAAGAATAACAGGTTCGGTTTTAATATCTGGCTCATTAAATGTTGATGGTTCAGTATCTGGTTCTTCTTTCACAGGTTCATTCGTTGGTGATGGTTCTGGTTTAACAAATTTACCAGCACCAGCAGGAGTTATTACAACAGGTTCCGCTGGTTCAACACAAACAATATTAGGTTCATTAAACATTAATGAAACTGGCTCAATAAATGGTTTAACAATTAAATCAGGTTCAAACCAATCAACAGCAGTTGGTAGTCAAGCATTACAAAATGTTACAGAACAAGATAACACAGCATTTGGTTTTAGAGCATTAAAATTACTTACAATTGGTAGAAGAAATACAGCAGTTGGTTCTGGTGCAGGTCAAGGATTTTTATCTGGATCTGATAATCAGTTCTGGGGTAATGATGCAGCGTATCAATTAACATCTGGTTCTAGCAATATATTCTTTGGAACATTTGCTGGTAACTCAATCGTATCTGGTTCAAGTAACTTATTCATTGGTAACTCAGCAGCAAATCAATTTGTATCTGGTAACAATGTAACTGTCATTGGTAACTCAACAAACGGTAACTACACATCAGGTTCTAACACATTAATAATTGGTACAAGCAATCACAATTTCCAAATAGCTGAATTAGGTGATGATTTATTTGCAATGGGTTTACCAAATAGTGCTCCTTTTATGACAGGAAAAGGTGCAAATCCTGTGATTAATTTTAAAAATGGTTTAGTTGTATCTGGTTCATTAACTGTAACTGGTTCAGCATCAATAACTGGATATGTTCAAGGTAATGTTAACGCATTAGCAGTATCATCCAATACAGCATCATTGAATTTAAATAACGGTAACTTCTTTGTCTTAGCACTAACAGGTTCTCAAGATATTAGAATTGAACCATCAAACATTAAAGCAGGTCAAACAATTAACGTGTTATTAAACACAACAGGATCTGGTACAGTATCATTCCCAACTTCAATTAAACAAGTTTCTGGTTCAGCATATGTTCCAACAACTGCGGTAGGTAATGATATAATAACATTGGTAAGTTTTGATACATCATCACTTTACCTAGCAAACGTAAAGAACTTAGTATAATGAATTTTGCTGCATTTGCATTTTTTAATTCAGGAGCTGTGTATGACCCAAATGCACAAGCGTTTATAACTGCGGCAGGTATTACAGATACCACGCAGAAGAACGCTGTTAATCAATTGGTTCTTGATTTAAAGAGCAATTCATTATGGTCAAAGATGTACATCATATATCCGTTTATCGGAGGTACATCAACAACAACCAAATATAATTTGGTGGACCCAACAACATATACAATTACTTGGAACGGTGGTGCAACATTTGCATCGACAGGTGTGAAAGGTAATGGTACAAATTCATATGGACAAACAGGTTTGGTAATGACCACATTCTACGGAACTGTTCCAGCGATAACCACAAGTAATAGTATGTCGGTTTATTCAAGAACATCTAATACAGGTGAGGATACTGAGTGTGGAACAAATAGTGGTGGTCAACCAGCAATTCAAGTATTATGTAAGCGTGGTAGTGGTAACTGTATTTGGGATAACTATAACTCATCAAACGGTCGTGTTAACGCAGCGGTGACAAATTCGCAGGGTCTATTTCTTACATCTAGAACAACACAAACTAGCATGAAAGGATTTAGAAACGCAACATCATTTGCAACAAACACAACAAGTGCAACAACGAGTAATATAACTACCACACTAAATAGAGAACTTTATATATTGGCAGCTAACAATAACGGTACTGCTGCATCATTTTCCAATAGAGAATTAGCGTTCTATCATTGGGGTGCAGGATTATCTGATGCGGAAGTGAGTACATTCTATACGATTGTACAAACCTACCAAACAACATTAAGTAGAAACGTATAATGACAGCAGGAGAATTAGTAGGTCTATTGACCATAGAACAAAAAAATTCCTTAATTGGAATACAATATCAACCAGATGTTTATTATAATCCTATACAGGACTACGATAGCAACTGGGTAATATCATTAACAGAAATAAACGAAACGGTTAATCCTGACTACCTATGGATTAAAAACATACCGTTGATAGATTATAAACCAATACCAGTACCAGTAACTGGAACAACACTATAAGATGGACTTAGAAAAGATTGCACCTATTATTGAGAAGATTATGAAAGACACTCTGGAACAGAAGCGTTATCCTTTTGGATTTGCTAAGTTCAAAGGTGTTGGAAATAAGGTTGCATCTGGTAAGTTAAGAGATAGTATTTCAGTGAAAGTGGTTAAGGTAAACGAAGGAGAAAGTATCATACAAGTACTAACTGCTGAATATGCTCAATGGGTTCAATCAGGAAGATTACCTGGAAAGAAAGGTATTCCAGTTGATGCATTGGAAAAATGGATTAAGGAACGTGGTTTAACAGGTAGAGATAAGAAAGGAAGATTTATAAAAAGAAGAAGTTTCGCATTTGCGATACAATCAAACATAAAGAAATTTGGAATAAGACCATCCAACTTCTTGGACGTTGCATTAGAAATGATAGCCAATGACCCAAAGATTATGGACTTAATTGAAGATGGTGCTTATGAAGAATTATTAAATTTAATAGAAGGAATATAATATGTCATTTGGATACCCACAATTATACAGTAACGGTGTAAACAGTAACACTCAACTAAGACGTAGCACAGACATGGTTTATCAACGTGGTGGAAACTACGGTATAACGCTAACAGGAACCACATACGAGTCATCAATGGAAATGGATGTGGATTTATATGCCAACGATACAAAGGTCGGTAGAATGTCTCTAGTGCCCTATAGAATAACAAGCGGTGCTACATTCACTTACTACTTTAATTTGAGACCATATGACTATATGTCAAATTATATTCAAACTGAGCATTATACAAACTACTGGTTAAATGACTGGTATAGTACCAATGAATTAATTAACCTTAATAACCCATACCCAAATATTACCAAAGCAAGTTTTAAATTTGGGTGGAGATATTATGAAGGTACAGAACAAATATCTGAATACCTAACATCGCCAACAAACGATTATAATCACTTTACAGACATACCATATTGTGTTTCTGATGTGTCATTTATACCATCAGGATTTACCAATACAGGAAACTATTTTAATTATGTAGGTGGTTCGTTTCAAATGAGTACTGATAAGTTTATCTTACCAAACTATGACCAAGAAATTGGATCTGTGATTGGTACTGGTACAACAATCAATACCGTGGATGTTTATAGACGTTTATCACCAATGTCACAATATTTGATGGATTACCCAACGGTTCCAGAGATGAGTGAAACAGCAAGATTTTTAACAGATGCACCACGCATTCAATATATACAAGAAGAAGAAAATTATGTATTATTCTATCTAAACGGACAGACAGGAGATAGAATGGTAATAGAAAGTGATTTTGTTTTATTTAATTTTTATGATGAAAGTAATACATTGGTAGATACATTCCAACAAGAACTAAACTTCTCTGGAACAACCTATGCAACACCAACGACAGGTTATACAAATACATTACAACCTTTCGCATTACCTTGTGGTCCAAAAGATATTACCAACATATTCTCAGCAGTAGATTTTAGTGCTGTTGCTTATTATACAGTTCAAATCTGTTATGGTTATCCAACAGATCAAAACACACCAAGACAAACAGTTGGTGCTGTAGGTCCAACATCAGAACAATTCTATTTCTATCTATATAACAATTGTGCACCTGAGAATACTCGTGTTATATTCTTGAATGCTAAAGGTGGATATGACTATTTTACATTCACATCATTTAGACAAGACAGCAAGAAGATAAGCTCACAAACATATGATAGTAGATATTATTCAACGGATTTACAAGGACCAGATATTGGCGTTGGTAGAAGTGTTAAAACATTTGCTACAGACGTTAACAATGAGATTGTATTGGAAAGTCCATACTTGAATGTGCAACAAGGTAACTGGATGGAACAAATGTTCTATTCACCACAGGTTTATATTGTTGAAGAAGATTTTATATCACCAATGGATAGACAAGATAAAGTATATAAGGATTTAAGACCTGTTCAAGTATTATCAACTGATGTCCAAAGAATTACCAAAAAACACCAAAAATTAAATAAGTATAGAATTACATTAAAAACTGCCGATACATTCTTTGTAAATCGCGGGTTCTAATTTTAACATATGTCGCAACAACAGACCGTATTAAGAGTACAAACAAACGATAATAGTTTATTACCTAACTATGTAATATTAGATTTATATACTGATATACCTATTAAGTTAAACAAATCATTTGCTGAAATACAAGATATCGCCAAAAAGAATACTGAATATAGTATTGGATTAACATTGCCTGGAAGTAAAACTAATAATGCTTTCTTTGAGAACTTCTTTAATGTTGATACTAATTCATTATTCTTCAATGTAACCAAGAGAAATAACTGCGATGTTTTATTAGGAGATGAACCACTATTCCGTGGTTATTTAAAACTTAATAAAGTATCTGTTATGAATAGTAAAATTGAGTATGATGTAACATTATATTCAACCATTGCTAACTTATTTGGTGCAATAGGAAATAACCTATTATCGGATTTAAATTTTGGTGATACAGGATATACATTCAATCACACATTTAGTTTAAATCAAGTATGGGCAAATTTCTTTACAACAAACTTTTCATTAGATCAGGAACAACCAAGACCGTACTTCTATCCAGTTGTACATAATGGTTACAATTATATATCAGGTGATACGGTAAATCAGTCAGGTACAACACTAACACAGACAAGATTATATTCATCAACATCAGCAACTGTAGGACCAGCAATTAGTTCATATGCAACACCTGCTGCGGCTTGGGCTGCTGGTGTTAAACAATACCAGATTAATTCTCCAACACAAGGATTAATGGATAACCAATTAAAACCAGGACTTAGTGTTTGGAATTTAATGAAGTTAATATTCAAGACATATGGTTATACAATCACATCTGATTTTTTTAATACACCGTGGTTTAAGTCATTATATGTCTATGGTATTTATAGTTCTGAGGATGCTAAATTTTCATATAAGATTAATAGCATTGGAGAATATCCACCAGAAGGAATTGAGGTTGTTGTAATTGATGATGGTAATAAATTAGATATATATGTATGTAAAGCAGGTACAGGTATTCCAGCATTTTCTTTATCGGATTTTGTTGTTACTGCTGGGTTTATTTACTATGACCCATATACTGGTGTAGAATTTACTGGTGTTGATTTAAGCATAAAAGCATTTACAACTGGAACTACATATAATTATCCTGCGTCATATACCTATGTTGGTACTACATCTGATGATGTTTCAATAGGAACCACATTAAAATTTGCACCTGCACCTGTCGGATCAACTGTTCCATTTGTTGATGGAGATGCGGTTAATTTTAGTTTAGTTATAGACCCAACAATTAAACAGATTGATTTTATTAGTTCAATAGCCAAGAAGTTTAATCTAGTATTTATATCCAATCCAGATAACCCAATTGATATTCAAATAGAACCATATGATTTTTATGTGGGAACAGGTGAAATATACGACTGGTCAGACAAGATTAGTTATGACAAAGGTTGGTCAGTAGAACCAGCGTTAAACTTTATTGAGAGTGAATTATATATAAGTGATTTAGAAGATAACGATGCTGGTAATAAACAATTCAAAGAAGTTAACAACCGTATATATGGTCGTAATATGGTACTTAATCCAACTGATTTTAAATCACAGGAGAAGAAGATTGAAACCATATTCTCACCAGAATTGATACGTAAATGGGATGATGATGTGACAAACAATATTGGTCTTCCATTGGGTATAAATTACTCTGTTAAAAATACAGATGAGAATGGTGTTGTTAGATGGCAGTATGGTGGAATTAAAACCAAACCTAAATTAATGTTTTGGTTGGGTGCGTACAATCCATTCTTGGATACCGTTGGTGAAGTGTTTGATAACCCAGGAAGTTATTATCCAACATACGCTGTATATCTAACTAATTCAAGCGCAACAACATATCAACAATCAAATACATTACCAGTTATATCTCACACGATACCAATGGGTAATAGTGATGAGAATAAGAAACAACGTGGTTTTGAAAACGATAGTTTATGTATATTATTCAATTCAGAAGAACCTGTAAGTTTAGGTGCTGGATTACAAATCTATAATACATTTACAAGATTTGATGCATATAATAGGTTCTATAATAATAGAATAACAAATATATATAATCCAAATACAAGGTTTTTAAGTGGTTATTTTAACTTGAAATATAGTGATGTTAAGAACTTAAAAGCAAATGATATTATTAAAATACAGGAGCAATACTTTGTTTGGAATAAGATTAGTGAGTTTAACTTAACTAATAGGGAATTAACCAAATGTGAATTAATCCAATTAAACGTAAATCCGCAGACATATCCTACCAGATATTTTGTGTATTACTATTGTGATGACCCTACTGTTTGTTATAAGTTAAAAACGGATTTTATCAATCCAAATATATTAGATACCAATTATGGCTGGTCGGTTTATTATGACCATCAGATTGGGTCTTTAACAGGTCAAACAAGTGGGTTTACATCCACAGTTGTGAATGTTGAAAGTTTCTCAAATATAAGGTACGTTCCATATACTATGTTTGAAGTGACAGAGAGTGCTTATAACGCATCTTCTTGCACCGATTGGATATGTGATACTATGTTTGATTACATATGGCAAAATGGACCGTTCTCGGTCTTTTATATGCCATCCTTCTGGGTTAACTCAGGGTCAACAAAGACAGGTGCCAATGTGTGGAATAACTGTACTGACTTTTATTCTGATGCAACAGCTTATGGTATATTAACAGGTAGTTCAATATACCACGGAATAACTGCGTGTACAACTCCAACCCCTACGCCAACGATAACATCATCATCAACTCCTACACCAACACCTACACCAACATATGTAGATCCGACATCTACACCAACGCCTACATTAACAAGTACGCCTACATTAACGCCTACATTAACGTTAACGCCTACAATAACACCATCTGGTGACAAAAGTATAGAGTTACGTGTACTAGATATTGCAGGTACACCTCAGACAATAACAATGTTTTATGATGTTAATGGTGGTGGTAATATAAACATACCTGGTGGAACATCAGTTACTTTCCCAATAACTTGTACACTTCTTTATACAATTTCAGGATTAACAAGTGGTGATGTTGTTACATTTGGAACAACTATAGCTTGTGCTATGGAAGGTGCTGGAGGAACAGGTTGTCCTGGTTTCGTTGGAAGTTTGACCACATATGCATACGTTGTAGATGCACCAACAGTTCAAACCCTTTCATTAACAATAGATACACAAACTATACCTTAAAATAACGAAAACAAATAATTTATATTTATAAGTATGAGAGGACAATTATTGGTGACATTGACGGATGATAATGAAGTTGGTAGTATAGCTTTTATGGATATATATATAAATTCTGTTATAAGAAAAAAAATATATTCAAATCAAACTAAAACTTACTCCTGTCCAATTTATGTTGATGATGTAGTTGATTTAGTTTATAGTGGAACGAGCTCTTTTACTAACATAAATTTGAGTAGAACCGATTATACAACAGATGATGTGGCTGGTGATTTAGGGATTAAAGAAACACAAATTTCATTAACTCAGACATCTGGTATTACATTTACCGCAACAACAGTTTCTAATACATATGATTTTACTTATTTTGTTGATGGTTTTATTGACAGTTGTTTCCCAAATAATAATGTAGCGTTTAATGAAACAGTATATGATAGTGAAATGCAACCTGATGGTAAAATACTTTGTAGCGGTACCTTTACACAATATAGTGGAACTAATGTAAATAATATATGTAGATTAAATACTGATGGTACATTAGATACAACTTTTAATTACACAGAACCAACAGTTCTAAATTTTGGTATTGGCGATATGAAATTATTACCTGATGGTGATATAATTGCTAGAATACAATCATTTAGAGTTGGTAAGATTAAATCTAATGGTGATTTAGATACTACATTTAATATTGGTAATTTTAGCTCACAAATTCCAATAGAAGAAGAAGTTATTGATATACAATCTAATGGTAACATATTATTTGGAGGTTCTTTTAATACATACACTTCAGCAGGTCAAACATCAACAAAACAAGCAATTGTAAGTTTAAATCCAAATGGAACAATTGATACAACATTTAATCAATTTGGAACTGGATTTACGGCAGGATCTGTAAGAGATATTTGTATTCAACCTGATCGTAAAATTTTATTGGCTGGTTCGGAATTTATATCATATAATGGTGTTGCATTAACTAAATGTGGTTTAATAAGATTAAACCCTGATGGTTCTTTAGACACCTCTTTTATTAGAAATACAAGTACCAATGTTATAGGATATGAGGTTGAGTTATTATCAGATGGTAAAATATTATTTTATAATTCTTTTGGTGGGTTTGATGGAAATAGTAGTAGACGATTAGTTAGATTAAATTCTGATGGGTCATTAGATACAACATTTAATAGTTTAGCTTTAAGTGGTAATACTGGATATTTGGTGTTTGATTTATTAGTTGATGATTTAGATAACACATATATTTCGGGTATAGATTTAATATATAGTGGAGTATCAATTCCATCATTATTTAGAATTAATTATAACGGAATAAAAGATACAACATTTGATAATGGGTTAGGATTTTTAGGATTTAAAGGACCATATGATATAGAATTTAGCAGAGGCGGTTCTTTATATGCTGTTGGTGATTTTAGTGCATATTATAATTCATCATTTGTAAGTTCTAACATAATGAAAATAAACCCTGATGGGACACCGTTTTTGTGTTGATAATTAATTTATAATTAAAATATGAGTAAGAAATATATAAAACAAATAAACAGTACCAATTTCATATACCCTAACAATACGGTTGCGGAATATGATGTTGAGATTATACATAACGTTAACGATAACGCACCAATTGGTACGGTTACAAGTGCAACAATAACTGGGGAAACTGCAACAGGTATGACTTTAAATTGGTCAGGTACTTGGGATTTAAATAGTGCTGAACCGTTTGTTCAAGATAATAGTAGTGTAACAACTATTACCGTTCACGGAATGGGTCCAACTCAAGAATATTTTAAACCATTCAGATTGCTTGATGAATATACCACAACAACTGGAACAACATATGTAAGTTATAGTGGTCAAACCATATCACTTACACCTGCATTATTTGGATTATCTGCTTTTACAAATGGAACATATTCTTTTGAATTTAGAGTAGTTAGCAAACTTGCTATAGCACCAATATGTGCTTCAATAGTAGTTAGTGGTGTTGTACCAATAACACCAACTCCAACACCTACTCCAACACTAACACCAACTCCTACACCTAGTGCAACACCAGAGATAACAGCAACACCTACACCAACACCTACAGCAACGTCAACAAGTTACACAATATACTTGGCGGATGAATATTCTTGTACGTTCCCAGGTTGTGCTTTACAACGTTTAGATGTTGAAGTAGCGTTACCAACAAGTCATACACCACAGTATGGTAAATTCTATCCTGATGGTGCTCTTAGTGGATTTGCATATTTATTACATACACTATCAGGAACTGGTCCTGGTATAATATTAGACGTTAACAACTTTACTGCTTGTAATAGTGCTTGTATAGTATAAAATTAGATTATGATAAAGATAGAGATATTAAAAAACAACAAACCTTTTAAGGTTAAAAAGAACAAATTAAAACAACCAACACTAGTGGATATGGATTTTAGTTCAATACATCAATTGGTTGGTAATAAAAGCATATTGGAATACTGTTTCCAATTAACAAAAAACGAATGTTTAAATGGCTAAAAAAGTAGAAATAGAACTTGACGTAAAAGGTAATGTTGTTGAGAGTACAAAGAACTTAAGAGCATTAAAACAAGAACTTAAAAATCTTCCAGCAGGTACTGCTGAATGGAATAAAATTAAAAATGACATTCGTGATATTGAAGATGCATTGGAAAGTGCTGGTCAATCAAGTGAAGATTTTAAAGGGTTACTTGAGAATGCACCTGGTCCTTTAGGTGTGTTAGGTGGTGCAATTAAGAAGGTTGAACTTGCTACCAAGTCATTTGGCGCAGCATTTAAAGCAATAGGTATTGGATTATTGGTTTCATTGATCGGTGGTTTGGTGGCGGCTTTCACTCAGACAGAAGGTGCAATGAAGAAATTTGAACCATTGTTAATTGCAATGGAACAAATCTTTGGTGGTATAATGGAAGCATTACAACCACTTATTGATGGTTTTATTGAGTTAGCAATTCAAGTAATGCCATATGTAACCAAAGCATTTAAAGTGGTTTATTCTGCCGTTACAGCCGTATTCCAATCATTGGGTAAATTAGGTGGTGCAATCGTTAAATTATTCAAAGGAGATTTTAAAGGTGCTTGGGAAGATGCTAAATCATCTGTAACATCATTTAGTGATAACTATGAAGCGGCTACAGAAAGATTTGATAAGGGTGCTAAAAAGATGACCAAGACCCAAAAAGCAAATCTTAAAGAACAATCAGATGATAGACAAAAAGCATTAGATGCACAGTTAAAAGCATTAGATGCACAAGACAAATTGGATGCCGCTAAGATGGAAAAGATGAAAGCGGAAGCATTGGCTCTTGCTCAAACAGAACAAGAGAAATTAGATATTGAGAAAAAGTTCCACAAACTATCTTATGATGCTACATTACAAGACATTTTAGATAAACAAAAATTATATAAAAAAGATACTGCTGAATATAAAGGATTTGAAGAAAGTAAAATTAAACTTCAAACAGAAAACATTAACAAAACAAAAGAATTTGCTGATAAACAAAAAGAGATAACCAAGAATAGCAACAAAGAATTAATGGAGGAAGAACTTGGTGCATTGGCATTAAGAAAATCCAAAGGAGAGATTGGCGAAGAAGAATATCAAGAAGCGGTTTATCAAACAAAGAAAAAGTATGTAAAAGATAAAAAGGAATTAAACGATATTGAGATTGCTAACGAACAGCGTTTAACCGATAAGAAAAAGAAAGAAGCGGATAAACAACGTGGTATTCTTTTCTTACAACTACAAGACCAGATAGATGCGTTAGATAAAAAGAATGCAGAATTAGATAATGACTTTGCTGAAGATATTTTACGTTTAGAAAATAAGAAAACATATCTACAACAACAAAGAGATTTAGAACTTGCAGCGGTTGTTAATGATGAACAGAAGAAACTTGAGATAAAGAAGAAGTATGGTGACCAAATTAACGCAGTTGAAAAATCTATAACAGATACACAAAAAGCACAACAACAAGCAAGGGTTGCATTAGCAATAGCCATTGCAGATACTTTTGCTCAATTGGGTAACTTTTTACAACAGATTGCTGGTAAGAATAAAGGACTAGCAAAAGCAGGTCTTATTATTGAACAAGCAGCAGGTATTGCTAAGATTGTTATTAATACTCAAGTAGCCGCATCTAAAGCAGGTTATCTTACACCTATGGGTATTGCAACATTGATTGCAGGTGCTTTAGGAGTTGCAACAGCAATTGCTGCAACAGTAAAAGGTATTAGACAAATTGATGCACAAGATGCTACTGGTGGTGCTACACCAACTTCTAGTGCACCAGCACCAGCACCAAAAGCGGCAGGATATGCTGAGGGTGGAATGATTGGTGGAAAGAGACACGCACAAGGTGGAACATTGATTGAAGCAGAACAAGGCGAGGCCGTAATGACCAGAGGTGCAGTTACAATGTTTGGACCATTATTATCAACATTAAATCAAATGGGTGGTGGAACAGCATTTAACAAATCATCAATGGTATCAAGATTTGATAATCCTAAATCAGCGTATCCAACAGATTATATGCAACAAGCACCACAAATAATAAAATCATATGTTGTTGAGGGTGAATTAACATCAGCACAACAGAAACAAGCAAGGTTAAAAGACCTATCTACAATTTAATATATATGATAAAGAATGAAACAATATTTGAATTAAGAATTGACGATGAGGATGAATTATCTGGTATTGATAGTATCTCATTAGTTGATGACCCAGCGATTGAAGTTAATTGGGTTGCATTCAAGAAAGAAAAACAACAAGATTTTCACATCCCTGACGGTGAAGACAATAAGTACATTGAGAAATTAATGGCTATTGCACAGGATGAACAGGAATTATTTGATGAAGGTTGGGTGGTAGATAAAGTAACCATTGTTGGTGAAAATGAATTTATATCAACCAATCCTAACGGACCTTCAATAGAAGATGAAAAAGAATATAACGTACGTTACAAGTACATTTTAAATCCACGTATTACAGGTCAAAGTGCTGTAATTAATACGACCAGAGATTTTTGCAAATCGCTAATTGCTAAAAACTATGTATGGAGAGTTGAGGACATGGATAAAACTCAAAACGATTTTGGCGATAGCGCAATGGTTTGGAGAGGTGGTTTTAACTGTCGTCACGTATGGTCTAGGATTGAATATAAGAAAGATGCGACAATCGTTAATAAAGCATCTGTTAATAAAGGTAAAGTTACTATCGGTGGGTTTCCTACTGATATGGTTCCAGATACAAGAGTATTAGGTTATGACGAACCTTCAACTGTAACATCAAAAACATTGGCAAACCCATCACCATCAACGGTGAGAAACCTAGGATTGTCAAAAGAGAAGATGGAAGAAGATTGTCCAATTGCCACACAAGATGTTGAAACAAATTTAAAGAATAGACAGAGAGCAATTGATGAAGCACATTATGGTCCACTTAATCCTAATGAACCAAACGAAGAATATTGGCAAAAGAAAGCGGAAATGTTTGGTGGTGATATTGAGTCAGCAAAGAAAGCATTATGTGGAAACTGTGCGTTCTTTGTTAAGACACCAAGTATGTTACAGTGTATTGCGGATGGTATAAATGATATTAATGAATTGGATACTATACAGGTAGCAAACATAGGTTACTGTGAGGCGTTTGATTTTAAATGTGCTGGAGCAAGAACCTGTGATGCTTGGGTTGTAGGTGGACCAATCGTTGATGAAGATATGGGTTATGATGTTGGGACAATAGGTGGTTATGTAGATCCAGGTGTTACTGGA